CACGTGGACATCCCGGAGGGGTGCTGCGGCCTGATCGTGAGCAAGAGCGGACTCAACGTACACCAGGACATCATCAGCACCGGCCTGATCGACCGGGGCTATACCGGGGAGATCGTGGTGAAATTGCACAACCACGGGACGCGGCCCTATGAGGTGGCGGCGGGGGACAAGATCAGCCAGTTGGTGATCCTGCCGTGCGTGGTGGAGCAGCTGGAGGTGGTGGACAGTTTCGCGGGCGGTGAACGCGGGGACAACGGATTCGGGAGCAGTGGGAGGTAGCTATGCGGGGCAGAGCGTTAACTAAGGATATGAGCATCGGCGAGTTGATGAGCATGCGCGGAGAGGGCATGAGCAACAGCCAGATCGCCGAATCGCTGGGTGTGAGTGTATCCACGATATATGCCGCGATTGGCAAGGGGGGGCCGCGGCGCAAGCGGGTGGACATGCGAGAGAGAGTGGCAAGGGCGGACGCGCAATATGAGCAGGCATGCCGCGAGATCATACCGGAACCGCAAGCACAGAGCCACCTGACGCTGGTCATCTCCAGGCGGTGGACGATCCAGGGGGAGCATGGCCTGTATGAGGTTGAGATCGGCGATGAACGGAAAATCACCATCCAGCGCAATGATATGCGGATGGAGATGACCCTGGACGAGGCGGCGGGCATGGCGCAGGAATTAACCCGGATCATGGAGAGATACAAGAATCTAGGCCACGAATTGGAGGTTATATGAACTATCAAGAGTTTCTTGAAAGCAAAATTGACATCGCGCCGGAGAGCGGGTTCAATGTCGCGCCGGACGAGGTGAGCGAGGTATTATTCCCGCACGAGCGGGACGCGGTGATCTGGGCATTAAAGGGCGGCAGGCGGGCGCTGTTTGAGGCGTTCGGCCTGGGCAAGACTGCCCAGGAGTTGGAGTGGTGCCGACTGGTGGCCAAGCATACGCGGGGCCAGGCGCTGATCCTGCTGCCGCTGGGCGTGAAACAGGAGTTCCAGCGGGACGCGCGGGAGCTGCTGGGCATGGGTACGATTCCGTACATCCGCACACAGGCGGAGGCGGAGATGTACAAGGCCGCGCCGGTTGTTTTGACCAACTACGAGCGGGTGCGGGACGGCGACATCGACGTCACACGCTTCGCCGGGGTGGCGCTGGACGAGGCGAGCGTGCTGCGGGACTTCGGGAGCAAGACGTACCAGGAGTTCACACGCAAGTTCAAGGGCGTGCCCTACAAGCTGGTTTGCACGGCGACGCCCAGCCCGAACCGGTACAAGGAGCTGATCCATTACAGCGGATTTCTGGAGATCATGGACACGGGCCAGGCGCTCACCAGGTACTTCCAGAGGGACAGCACCAAGGCGAACAACCTCACATTGTACCCGCACATGGAGAAGGAGTTCTGGCTGTGGATGAGTTCGTGGGCGCTGTTTCTGCAGAAGCCGAGCGACCTGGGATACAGCGACGAGGGCTATGCGCTGCCGCCGATCGAGGTGAACTGGCACAGGCTCCAGGTGGACAACAGCACGGCTGGAACGGATAAATACGGCCAGTTCAAACTGATCCGGGACAGCGCCTTCGGCCTCAAGGACGCGGCGAAGGAGAAGCGGGACAGCATCGGGGCGCGGCTTCAGAAGGCCAAGGAGATCATCGACGGAAGCCCTGAGGATCATTTCGTGCTGTGGCACGACCTGGAGAGCGAGCGGCACGCCATCGAGAAGGCGATCCCGGAGGCGGTGAGCGTGTACGGATCGCAGGAGTATGACGAGCGGGAGAAGCGGGTGATCGACTTTTCCGAGGGCCGCAGCCGCATCCTGGCGACGAAAAAGAGCATCTGCGGCAGCGGGTGCAACTTCCAGCGGCATTGCCACCGCGAGATCTTCATGGGCATCGATTACGAGTTCAACGATTTCATACAGGCGATCCACCGGGTGTACAGGTTCCTGCAGACCGAGAAGGTGGTCATCGACATCATCTACATGGAGAGCGAGGACGAGATCCGCAACGTGCTGCTGCAGAAGTGGGAAAACCACAACGCCATGATGGAACGGATGGCGGAGATCGTGAGGAGGTATGGAATGAACGACGACAAGAGATTCGAGGACGCCAAGCGCACCATCGGCATAGAGCGCAAGGTGGAACAGGGGCAGTATTATGTGGCCGTCAATAACGATTGCGTGGACGAGCTGGCCCGGATGGCGGACAACAGCGTGGACGAGATCATCACGTCCATCCCCTTCGGGAACCATTACGAATATACGCCCAGCTACAACGATTTCGGACACAACCCGGACACGGAGGCGTTTTTCCAGCAGATGGACTACCTGTCCCCGAACCTCCTGAGGGTATTGAAGCCCGGGCGGGTGTTCTGCTGCCACGTGAAGGATCGCATCCTGTTCGGCAACACCACCGGCACCGGCATGCCCACGGTGGAACCCTTCCACGCGCTGACGATCATGCATTACATGAAACACGGGTTCCAGTTCTTCGGCATGATCACGGTGGTGACGGACGTGGTGCGGGAGAATAACCAGACGTACCGATTGGGGTGGACGGAGTGCTGCAAGGACGGCACCAAGATGGGCGTGGGATGCCCGGAATACGTGCTGCTGTTCCGAAAGCTGCCCACGGACACGAGCAAAGGATACGCGGACGATCCGGTGAGCCGGGAAAAGAGTGACTACACCAGGGCACAGTGGCAGATCGACGCGCACGCCTACTGGAGAAGCAGCGGAGACCGGTACATCACGGAGGAAGAGCTGGCCCAGACACCGGTGGACAAGTTGCAGGCCAAGTACCGCGAGTACAGCCGGGAGAATGTATACGACTACGGCAAGCATGTGGAGCTGGCGAAGGATCTGGACGGGCAGGGCAAGCTCCCGGCCACGTTCATGGTGGTGGCGCCGGGGAGCTGGACGGACGCGGTGTGGGACGATGTGAACCGGATGCGGACGTACAACAGCACCCAGAGCCAGAGGCGGCTCCAGATGCACGTATGTCCCTTGCAGATCGACATCGTGGACAGGCTGATCGACCGGTACAGCAACAAAGGCGAGGTGATCCTCGACCCGTTCGGCGGGATCATGACGGTGCCCACGGAGGCCGTGAAGCGCGAGCGGAAGGGCATCGGCGTGGAGCTGAACAGCGGATACTTCAAGGATGGGCTTGCGTACCTCAAAGAGGCGGAGGCCGGAAGGGGGAGCTATACGATGTTCGACTGGATACGGGAGCAGGGAGCGCAATGACCACGAAAGAGTGGCTCATGCGGGCCTGGCGGGTCGATGAAAAAATCGACCGGAAGATCGAGGAGCGGGAGCGGCTGGCGGCCCGGATGACGGCGGTGCGCTCCCCGCAGCTCACCGGCATGCCCCGGGGAGGGAAGAACCAGGACTGGACGGACATGGTGGCGGCGGTCATCGACGAGACGGACGCCATTAACCGCGAGATCCAGAAGTTGTGCAGAGTGAAGCGCGAGGTGCGGGAGGCCATCGAGGCGGTGGAGGACATGCACCAGCGGGAGGTACTGGAGCTGCGGTACCGCAATTATATGCGGTGGGAGGAGATCGCGGTGGCGATGAACTACGACATCCGTCACGTGTACAGGCTGCACGGCGAGGCGCTGTGCAAGGTGAGGAGGGGCGAAAGTGAAACATGTCATTGAATGTCAGTATTGGAGGGTGATATAGTATATGCTGACAGAGACCGGACGGGGGCATGGCCGTCCGGTCTTTTTGTCGAGGTGTGGCCCGGTACACCTCCGCCGGGTACAGGGTGCGTTCGTACAGATGGCAGGCGGGGGCTGGGCGCATGAGATATGGAGGCGCGACATGACAACGGAGGAGAAGCTCAAGAAAGCACGGGAGGATCTGAAGAGTGCGGGGCCGATCCATGCCAGAGACCTGCGCAAGTACATCCACCGGCTGGAGGTGCAGCGATGCCGGGAGACAGGCACTATCATGAGAAAAAGCACAGGGAGTGGCGCGAGAAGGTACTGAGGCGGGCCGGGTATCTGTGCGAGGAGTGCAAGCGGTACGGACGCACGGATGAAAACGGGCTGCCGGTGAGGGCGACCACAGCGCACCACATAAAGCATCTGGACGAGTACCCGGAGCTGGCGTATGTGGTGAGCAATGGGCGGGCGCTGTGCGAGGCGTGCCACAATAAGGCGCACCCGGAGAAGGGCGGCGCGAGGTACTGGGAATAACGGAGGGGTTATGGAGATCACCATGCGGGCCGTGGACAGTATGCGGCCATATGAGAGGAACGCCAAGAAGCACGACGAGGCGCAGATCGCCAACGTGGCGCGGAGCATCGACAAATACGGATGGCGGCAGCCCATCGTCATCGACCGGGACGGCGTGATCGTGATCGGACATTGCCGGTGGTTGGCGGCCAAGAAGCTGGGACAGGCAGAGGTGCCGGTGGTCATGGCGGACGATCTGACCGACGAGGAGATCCGGGAGCTGCGGATCATAGACAACAAGACGAACGAAAGCCCGTGGGATTTTGGAAAGCTTCGCCAGGATGTGGCGGGGCTGGATTTTTCTGGTTTTGACCTGCATTTTGAGCGGGTGAGCGAAGGGCCGACCGAGGAGCCAGAACAGGTGCCGACTGTGGAAAAGGCGGTATGCTGTCCCAGGTGCGGAGCCATTGCGAGGAGGGCCAGAAAATGAATGTGACCATGCGGCGGATTGATGAGCTGAAACCCTATGAGATGAATGCGAAGGAACACCCGGAGACACAGATCGCGAATGTGGCGGAGAGTATTCGCCGCTTTGGGTGGAAACAGCCTATTGTGATCGATGCGGAGGACACTATCATTATCGGCCATTGCCGGGTGGAGGCGGCGAAGCGGATCGGACTCAAAGAGGCGCCTTGCCTGATTGCGGATGACCTCACGCCCACGCAGGTGAGAGAACTGCGGATACTGGACAACCGGCTGAATGAATCGCCGTGGGACTATGAGCTGTTGATGGACGAGATCGCCGACCTGCCGCTTGAGGGCTTCAACCTGGATTTCAGCGCGCTCACGGCGTCCACGACGGGCGAGACGAAAGAGAGCGCTGGCGAGATCGATTTGGAGGACTTCGATGATGACCAATTCGACTACATCTGCGATGAGTGCGGATTCCGCTTCAACGCATAGGTTTCCATGGCGGTGGTATCTGGCAGACCTTCCGGGCGTGGCGAAGAACGGGAAAAAGGTCTTTTCCTGCTTCGCGTGCGGGGGGGTTCTAGCATGGGCTACAAGCTGGCGGGATATGAGGTGATCGGTAACTGCGAGATCGATCCCAGGATGATGGCGGTATACCGGATGAACCATCATCCGAGGCTTCCGTACCTCATGGACATCCGGGAGCTGGTGGAGATGGACCTGCCCGATGAACTGTATCAGCTGGACATCCTGGATGGATCTCCGCCGTGCAGCGTATTCTCTACGGCTGGAGCGCGGGACGCGGGCTGGGGCGTTGAGAAGGTGTTCCGGGAAGGACAGGCGGCACAGCGGCTCGACGATCTGTTTTTCTGGTTCATACGGCTGGCTGAAAAGCTGAAGCCGAAGGTGGTCATCGCGGAGAACGTGACCGGCCTGTTGAAAGGCAATGCGCGGGGATATGTACGCGAGATCCTGGCGGCGTATGACAAAGCTGGATATGTGGTGCAGTTGTTCCAGCTCAACGCGGCGAGGATGGGTGTGCCGCAGAAGCGTGAGCGGGTGTTCTTCATTGCGCACCGGAAGGACATGAGCGTGCAGAAGCTGGCGCTGGACTTCCGCGAGCCGGAGATCCCGTTCGGGACGGTCCGGGAGGCACATGGCAAGCCGGTGACCGGAGAGACCACCAGATGGCTGCTGGATCACCGCAGGCCGGGAGACAAGGATCTTAGAGACATCAATAAGCGGATCAGAGGTGCGGAGAATACCGGGTTCACCAATAAGATCCTGGACGACGGTGAAGCGGCCTACACCATCGCAAGCGGTGGGAGCTACTACCGCATGAGCGACGGCATGGGACTGACGGACAGGGACTTCGTGAATGTGCAGACGTTCCCGCAGGATTACAACTTCCTCGATCAGGACGTGCAGTACATATGCGGCATGAGCGTGCCGCCTGTAATGATGGCACAGATCGGTAGTCAGGTGCACGAGCAGTGGCTCGCGGGTATCCCCCCCACCTTTAACGGCTGACTTTGGGGGTATTTGACC